CAAAGCCGTTGACGCGCACCTTGCAGTTCCCGTCGCTGCACTCAGTCACGTTATGCCCGCCAGCCCCGTGGTACGAATCGGTCGCCACTAGGATGAAGTCTCCGGCGTTGCCGCCGCCGGCATTCGTGATCGCAGACGACTGGCAAAGGACCCGGTTGTGGTAGCCGTAGCACTGGATGAGCATGTTGCCGATGTCGGTCGTGACCGGCTGCTTCGCCGTATACAGGTCTGACTCCAGAACACCGACGACGGCGGATGAGCTGTGCAGCTCGTAGGCCCCAGCCGACTTGATGACGAAGCTCGACCCGAATGGCACTCGTGGCATGTCCGAAGTGTCGGCGTGGAGCGAAACGAGCATTCCCCGGAAGTTCACGTTCGGGTCAGTCGGCAGAGTCGGCGACCTGCGAATGAACCCGTTCAGCATGACCTTCTCGGTGCCGCCGATGGGCTGTGGACCCGTGATCTGCATGTCGCCCCCTAGAATCCGCGTTTGAGGATGATCTTCGCATCATCCGTCGTGAGCTTGCCGACCAGATTGTTGAGCATCCGCCCACCACAGTTCCGACAGGCCCCCTCCTGGATGTGGCGGCTGCACCGGATCTGGCTGCACCCCTGACAGCGCATGAAGATGTGCTGCCCAGAAACCTCCCGCTCCCCGATGCACTCGTCCAGAATCTTGTACGTCTTCTCGTAGTCGCGCCGGTGCCGCCAGGAGCTACGCTCCGGGTAACTGCCGATGTGCGACACGATGAGCTTGTGGCGCCTTTCTGCGTTTTCTGTCAGGAGCCCGCTCGACATCCCATCCTCCACAAGCTCTGGGGCCAGGCGGCTCCTCCCCAGAAACCGCCCAGCCCCGCCCCGTACTCACATGATCCGAAGGAAGCCCTGGAAGGTGACAGACGTGTTGATCGCCACCACCTCAAAGCTGTGCCCAACAACCTTCGTGAGTTCCTGCACCAGCGGCGTGCCTTCGGTCGCGAATCCCATCAGCTTGCCGGCCGTGTCCGTCGAGGGCACGATGGCGCCATGCAAGATGATGTTGGTCGTGGCCGTGGTGTCCGACTGCAAGTCGTCGCGGAAGCCATACGTCTGGATCAAGAACGAAGGACCCCGCGTCGAAGCGAAGGCTGCGTTCGCGTCGATGGCCGTGTGTGCGACCCCAGCCTGACGGCACGTACCATCGGCGTCGTTCACGGGCGCCACGATGACACGCATGCCACGGGTGTTCTGCAAGATCCCCGCAGCAGCCGTGTTGTCGTCATGCGCCCAGACCGTGAGCAGACCCTTGGCGATGGCCGCAGCCTGCCCGTTCTCGACCAGGGCGAAGATCGCTTCCTTCCCCGAGGTCACATCATGCGGACCCTGGATGTTCATGTGATCTTCACCCCCCTTACGACACGATCAACGAGGTATCGACCGCGTAGTGCAGCCCTTGCTTCCGGCGCTGGGTGCAGATGAGCTGACCCATGAGCAAGATCTTGCTGTACACGGCCGTCTGGTCCACGGGCTCCTCGAACGGAGTCGTGACGAAATGGCTCTCCTGGTCCACCACGAACTCCAGCCACTTCGAGTTGATGAAGTAGGCCACAGCCTGCTGCGCCTGCTGGGTCGCGGTCGGGCTCGCAACAACCGTGTCGCTCGCCGTGTCCCCGTGGCTCGGAACGAACTCCGACCACATCATGACCGCACCCTTGAACTTCAGGCTCTCGAAGCCCGCTGAAGCAGCGCCATCGTCGGCGTAGTTGCCGTAGCGCTGTTGCGTCATGAGCGCACCCTCATACTTCTCGAAGTACGGCTGGTTCGAGAGGATCATATCAGGCGCATCGTTCGTTGACCCACGCGAGCAGGTGTTGTAGAGATTGTTCATCTCATCCTTGAACTCCGCGTAGGTGTCCGCCGTCGAGAGAAACGACTGGTTCCGCCACCAGGAGTTCGCATTCTGATCGACCGTATGGACGAGCCGCGCCTCGGTCGGGTCCTTCTGGATGAAGTGCCCGAGCGGAATCAGGTCCTTGCCGCCATTGCCGGCCGCGAAGCGCTCAGTCGGGTTCGTGCCCGTCGCGTCGATAGTGCCGCGCACCATCTGGTCCTCGACGAGTTCCTTCAGGCTCATCTCGGCGACATCCACCTTGGAGCGGAGCAGCGGTGCCCGCTGGTGCTTGCCCGAGTTCTGGCGCATCTCGCGGCGGCTGATTGCAACAGTCGTCGCAAGCTCAGACCAGTTCTCCAGCGTCTCGGTCAGCTCTTCGGTGGGATTCAAGTTCAGGCGGTCGTACTTCGAGTACGACTGCGCATTGGAGTTCTTGGCGTAGATCACGGGGACCGTAATCATGGCCCCGCCATCGACGTAGCGAGTGCCCTCCCCGCGTCCACGCATGTCGAACCACCAGAGAAGAGGAATGCTCTTGTGGATGTTGTCCACCAACGTCGGCTGGTAGTAGTCCAACGTGGTGGTCAAGAGCGAATCCCACTGGCGGTTCAGTACCGTCGCAGGCATGTGTCAGCTCCAGACGTTAACCGGCCCGCCGCGCCTTGCGCGCAGGGAGGGGCCGAACCCGCCCAGAAGCGTGATCCTCGACCGCTGCGTTCAACGCCTCGGACAAGCTCAAGAGCCTGTCGCCGGGGCGTGACTCGCGGGTCGCCTGTCGAGTCTGCTGGAACCGATGCACGGGACCGGCCTTCTTGCCGGCCTCCCGCTCCTCGCGCAGCTTCAAGAGTTCGCGCTTGTCCCTGATCCTGTTGTACAGGCGTTCGAGCCCGTCGTAATCAGAGACGCGGATGCCTTCCTCTTCGGCCACCGTGACCATGTCGTCCTGGTAGTCTTTCCAGTCCTTGTGGTCACGCTGGAAGAGCTTGACATCCATCTGCGCCAAGGTCTTGACGAGTCGGTTCTCGACACTGGCGATCCGCTTCTCGGTCTCGCGGACACGCTTCTCGGCTCTCTTCCCAACGTCCTGGAACGTGCCTTTGATGTCGTCCCAACCCTCGGGAACGGCGACTTCGTAGTCGAAGTCCTCGTCCTCGGAATCGGAGTCGTCTTCGGGCTCGTTCACGCGCGAGAGTTGGCGCTTGAGGTCGGCAAGCTCCTGTCGGAGTGCCTTGACCTCGGACGCCTGCTCGGACGCTTCGGACGCTTGCTTCTTGGGAGTAGGCTCGTCCTCATGGTCGGCCTCGTCGGACTCTTCTCCATCGCCTCTCGCGACAGGAGTCTCGTCGGGCTCCTCGTGCTCCTCCGACTCGAAGGCTTTGTCCACCGCCTCTTCTAGAGACAGCTTGGCCCCGGTGGATTCACCGGCATCGCCGTTTCCCACGGCTTGCTCTTGTCCTGGAGTCGCACGTTTCACTTTCGGCATCGCCGTCTTCCCTTCCACCGCACATCGCCGGCTTGCACCGGCTGCCGTCACTTCTTGTTCGCACCGCTTGCAACAGCGCCGAAGTAGCCGCGCTGTCGCTTCGTCAGAGCATGGCCCTGTGCCTTGCCCTCGTGGAGCATCTTGCGAGCCTTCGCCCGCGAGAGCCCCTTCTTCTTGCTGCCCACCGTCTTCTTGTGGGCCTTCTCGGACGCGCCCTTCATCATGAGCGCGTGCAGCTTGTCAGCCACGGTCGCCCCCTAGTAGTGCTTCGGGGTCTTGACGGGCTTCTTCGTCGGCTTGTTGGGTCCGTAGACCCCGCCCTTCGGCATTCCGCACACCTCCCCCAACTCGTTACTCCAGCTCAGGTGGCTCCGGGTCTCCCTTGATGGGTTCCGGCGGCGCCGTCGCAGGATTCACCGACAGACTCGCGACGAACCGCTTGGCGACACCACCGATGTCCCCGGTAACGACGTAGAGCGTCGTGAGCCCCGCCGTCCCCGAGACCATCGTAAGAACATCGTTCGCAGCGCCCGATACGGCCCCCGTCGATTCGCCGTAGATCGTGAGCGTCGGCGGCGCGTCCCAGGTTCCGCCCTCCAGATCAAGGTTGACGACAACTTGCTCGTCATCCTCACAGCTCGCCTGGACGTAAGCGTCGGCCATTGGGACCCTCCGTTACACGATCTTCGGGATGCCCGTCACTGCCGCGTTCAGGTTCGCAGCGCCGGCCGGCGAAATATCGACCGTGTCCGAAATGTAGGTCGCGTTCGCCGGATTCACGTCGGCGTCCAGCTTGACGACCGTGCTCTGGCTGCCACCCGTGTAAACGATGCGACACGCGAGCGCGAACCCCGCATCCGGCGTCTCGACCGGGAGCGGGTTCCCGTCCACATCGACGAGCGCGCCCTCGGAAGCTCCGTCCGGGTTGCACTGGTACTTGGCGTCCTGATTCGGGGTCAGGCTGATGGAAAGGGTGGCCATGACTTACCTCACCTTCTCTGTCGGAGTGACTGCACCATGAAGCTGGGTCGCAGGCTGCGGCCCCTTGAAAAAAGCGAAAGCGGCGTCGATGGTCCGCCGCTGTTCCAGAATGTCGTCGATGATTTCCTGCGGCACATCGAGCGCCGGAGGCCGAGGGTAGCCATTGTCCAGGAGGTCCTGGAGCGCCTTGACGGCGACTTCGAGCGCCTTCTTGCGGGCCTCGAAGACCCGCTTGCGGTCCTCTGCCGCCGCCCGCGTCTCCGGCTGGACATCCAAGGCCATGATGTCCTCGAACCCCTCGATGGGATCTCGAAGCGACTGGAGACTGGCTACGAAGAGAGCGATGAGTTCTCGAACTTCACCCGGGGTAGGCTCTGGCATTGTTCCTCCACCCATCCACAACCACGCACCAGGGCGCAGCTTACAACAAGCGGCCCCTAGCGCACAATGTCTTTGATGTGCTTGGCACGATAATTGGCCTCTGGGTTCCGGTCCTTGATGTGGAGCCCCCTGGCCTTCAACTCCCGCCGCAAGTGGGCGTGGTCAGTCACCACAACAGGCTCAGGCCCCAAGTTCTCGTCTGTCAGGGGGAAGATTCCCTTGGAGCGGAACGTCACCTTGCCGTTCATCCGAGACCAGTCGGTCTCCATCATCTCGCCGCACTGGCAGCGGCTCCATTCTGGGTTCCGCTCCTTCTGAATCCAGAGACAGCAGAGTTCCTTGCTGGCACCACATGAGCATCGGAGGGGGAAGAAGGCCATCAGCCCACCTGCTCAATTCTCGTCTCGTCGCGCAGTTGCCGCCCGGCTATTCGCCCGCCGGTCGTTCGGCCCTGCTCAGGTCCCTGGCCGGTCTCCTTGGACCCGCCGGGCTCCCCACCACCATTGGCGCTTCCCGGCTTCTGCGCCCCTACCGTCAGCATGAGCGCCGCGATCTTCTGGAACTCCTGCACCAAGGCCGGGTCGTCGTCACCTATGGCCTTGAAGAACTTGCGCGTGAAGGTCGGCGACAAGAAGGCGAACTGCGGCCCCATGATCTTGAGCACGTTGATGAGCTTGGCTTCCTTGACCCGCTCGTCGTTCGGCTCAAGCTCCGTGATGGACACCTTGCTCTCGAAGTCGCCTCGGATCGCCGTCCGATCCACCATCTTGTCCCAGGTGTTGCCGGTGGGTCCCGTGATGCGGACTGCAAGCTGGGTGTCGAGGTTGGCCTGGAGCGCTGACAGCATGAGGTTGGCCGCCTGCGAGAGCGCCTGACCGACGAGCGCCCGCTTGTCGTTCTCGCGCGCTGTCCCTCGCTGCTCGATGATTGCGGCCTGGGTCGCCGTGTCTGACTGAGCGGCCCCACGAGCCTCGGGCGCTGAACCTAAGATCTCCGAGAAATCCAGGATGTCGCGGTCCATGTCGGCGTAGATCGCGGGGTCGATCTTGGCGTCCTCGATGGCGCCTAGCTGCCCTCGTTGCTTCACGATCACGACCTGGCCGTCCTCGTGGTTCTTCAGGTACTCCATGTTCTGCGCGTCCAAGTTGCCCTTGACCGTCTCGTACTTGCGCTTCGAGCGCTTCCTGTGCGTCATGACGAGGCTTCGCGACAGGTTGTAGCTCCGGGCCAGCGGCCTGGCTGCGGTGATGTCAGGGTACGGGAACCACTCGCCCGGCACCTCGTTGAACTTGCAGAAGACGTAAGGTAGGTCCTCGACCCAACCGTAGATGGGCTCCCGACCCACGAGCTTGTCGTAGCCGTCCACCAAGTACACGACCTCGCGCGCGTCCAGGTCCCAGACCTGATACCCCCAGAGGCGCATCATGTCGGTCTCGGAGTCTTCCGGTGGGCCGGAGATGTTGTGCTGGACCTGCTTCCGGCCGCCGCCTCGGTCCAAGCGCCGCGTCTTGAAGTTGTAGCCCGTGTCGTCGATGTATCGAGCGGCCTCGTGGATGTCTTCCTTGTTCGTGAAGAGGGTGTTCTCCATGAAGTCGCTGTAGGACCAACTGAACCTCTGAGCGACCCACCTGTGGTCGTGGATGTCGTTCGTGCCTTCGGGGTCGTGGACGAAGTCCCGCCAGTCCACCCAGTCGATGCGGTAGTAGTCGGACGGGTTCCGGGTATCCAGGACGAACTTGTTCCGCCCGCGTCTCATGAGCTTGCCCGTCTTGGGGTCCACCTTGGGGATGCCGCCCTCGATCTCAGCCACTTCCATCCCAGTCTCGGGGTCCACCTTGACGGTCAGCTCCCCCAGCTCCTCGGGTTTCCCGGCTTCGGGGTCGTGGCCTTCGTCGGGCGTATACGTGACCTTGAGAGCGCCGTAGGCGAGTTCGGACGAAAGCACCATGAGGCGAGCGTTACCGAGCAGGTTGTTGCGCGGCGTCTGCATGACGTAGTTCAGCGTGTACTCGGCGTTCTCGCGCCTGATCTCGGGATTCTGGGCCAGGTCCAAGACCGGCTGCCGGTTCTCGACTCGGAACCACGGGATGCGCCACATGATCTGGGCGTTCATGGTCGCCAAGGATGGGAGAATCCGGTTGATGGTCAGGATGTTCTCGGACGCGATGCGGGGCTCGCCCATCCAGGGGTCTACGACAGGTTCCTGCTGGCCGACGTAGAACTCCATGTTGCGGGCGAACTCGACCATGTAGGGCTCGGCCTCGCGCTTGCCGAGGTTGAGTCTGTCCTCCCAGAACGTTACGTCGTCCTGGCGCTTGCGCTTGGTCGAGCGGACGCGCTCCTTGACCGCCTCGGCCACGACGCCCGAGCGGTAGCGTGGGCTACGCGCGATCCCCTTAGTCGATGGGGCTACGTCACTGTAGCTGCGCGTTCCCTTGCGGCTCGATGTGGAACGTCGTTGGGCCATAGACAGTGTTCCCCTCTAGGAGTATCTGTGGGCGCATCGCCTTGACACGCGCCAGGATGCGAGCCGCGAGATCCGCCAGTGCCGCATCCAAGTTCGCTGATTCACGTACCGCAATCGCCTCTCGCTCACGCTCGAACTCCTGGTAGTGCGGGAAGCAGGTGGTACAGAGGTCCAGACGATGCGAACCCCAAGGCACCCGGTCGTAACGCAGGTTGGTGATTTCACTCTCACACCAATCGCAGAATGTACGCTTCACGACTAGTCCTTGATCTCGGCCTTGCACCTCTGGCCGCAATGGGCGCAGATCTTGTACTCGACAATGAAGTGCGTGCGGTTCTGGTCCTTGGTGTCGCACTTCTTGCACGCATAGGTCACGAGCGGCGCCCCGGGCCGGTCTTCGGGAACCTCGTCCACGGCCATCTCCCAGCGGGTGCCGGTCAAGAGAGCACCGTTTCCCGATGACGCCGTAACTGGATCAATCTCTGGCGGTACCACTCGAAGGTCCCCTCCGGAGGCCCAAGCAGTTCGGGGCTCTCGTGGTGCCTTGAGAGCATGACGTACTTTATGGCGTCCCATGCGTGATTCTCCTTGCCCAAGATCTCTTCGGGGCGATTCTGCCGGTCCCGCGCTGCCTGCGAGACCCAGTCCCGCATGCGAAGGTTGCGGAACTCCCGGAGCGTGTTCTTGCAATCGTTGAAGATGATGAACTGAGGCGCTTCCAGGTTCCGCCAGAGGACGCCGTTCAGGAGGTCGCGGAACGCGATGTCGTTCCCCGGCGTCGCAGACGACTTCTCGATATAGAGGTCGTATTCGTTGTGCAAGATGGCGCCGATGGAGGTCGCCTCGTGCTCGCCTTCCCGAGACTGCTGCGTGATATTCCAGATGGAGCGGTCGCCGATGGTGCCCTGGATGCGCTCGAAGTAGGGCCGACTGCGGATCAGGCGCGCCTGCTCGTGAAGTGGCGTCTTCCGGTGGTAGATCTCGTCGATGAGGTAGCAGAGGTCTTCGGACTCCCAGGCGATTGCGACCCAGGCGAAGGGGTTCACCGAACCGTAGTCGTAGCCGCACCAGATGGGCCAGTGTTCAGGCACGTCGAAGGGCTCGCATGTGATGCGCGGCTCCATCTTGGAGACGAACTCAGGCCACACGCGCTCTGTGCCGTGGATCGACCAGTCAATCTCCATCTCACGCCGCCAGCGGACGCCGTTCATGCCGCCCGCGTAGCCCCGGAGTTGGCGCGCAAGCCACTCGTGACCCTTGGTTGTGTCGGGGTCCTTGTCGGGGTCGGCGGAGTAATGCAGCCGCATCGTGCGCACGCCGTCCTTGGTCGTGTACCGCGCGACGCCTTTCTGGATGTCTTCCGCCCGTTCGTTCATGCTGCGGCGTCCTTCTCTTTCGGGTCCCACGGCAGGATTCCGTCTTCAGTCGAAGTCGCCGAGGTCGTCGTCGAGTTCCAGTGGATCTCGGTTGCCGGTGGGTTCGTGACCCAGTGGTAGTAGTACGGGCCGTTCCAGCGGTAGTAGGGCCAGGGCCAGTGGGTGTAGGGCTGCGCGTCGCGCCTGCCGCAGGCGGGGCAGTATCCGCAGGCGGGGCATGTCATGCTGGGTCTCCTTTCAGAATGACCGAGGCGTGTCGTACATGTACACGACCTTGATCTTGCCCTTGACCACCATCGAGGCAGTCGTGAAGTCGAGGTATGGCGAAGCAGCGCCAGTCGGCGGCGCGTTCTCGATGAATGTCACCCAAACGTACTTGAGACCGCTTGTACGAAGCCGGAGCGGAACTGCCACGCCGCTCGGCGTTGCAGCGTTCATTGCTCCGAGCACCCCCCACATGACCGTGTCGGCATAACCGACCTCGATCATCCAGCCGAGGCGATCCTTGTCCTTCGGGAAACGTGACGCACCACCTGTTCCGTTTGCAGTGAATCCCCACAGAAGCCCACAATTCCCAATTGGGGACGAACCACCAGAGCCCACGTCGAAAGGAACCTTCTGCATTCCAGTCATCGGCAAGACATGCCGCAGTTCCGAATTGGCAGTCGCATCGCCCAGGCCGGTGTTGGGATCTATCCGCTGGATAGCGGTCAGATTACGGGTGTAGAGCGCGAACCCGCTCGCCGCGATGACTGGCTCGGGGCCTGTTGCCTGCGACCCGCCAGCGAAAACCTGCGCGTTGTTGCCCTTCTGGTTCTGGTTGTAGCAGATGATGGGCGGCTCCCACATGTAATCACCATCTGCATCAGCGGCGTCTGCAACAAAAGAACCGGCTGCATGGCACCGCGTAGTCGAACCCCACCAAAGGCGTGTCTGGTTGGCCGGAAGGGCCGCGTTGTTGGCGAATCCGGTCGCATCGCCAACGACTTCGCCGCGCCACTCGAAGATGAGTCGGTCTGCGTTTTTGACTGGGACTGTGAACGTGTGCTCACGTCTCCAACTCGGCCAGCCACGGAAGGTGTCCACTGCGTTTGTGAAGGCAGCGCCCGCCTCGGTCGTGACGTGCGTGCCTGCGCCCCAAGTACCAGCCGGAACCCAAGAGGTGCGGGCGTTGCCTCCGGCCTCAAGGAAGATGTTCCCAGCGTTCGAGAGCGTCACTCCGGTCTGATTCGACCAGAGGGTTTCGATTCTTGTCTGACTCACTTCAAGCCGCCTCCTCTTCTTCCTCTTCCTCGACGAGCCGCGCGTAGAAGGTCCCCGCAGCGGCGGTCGTGACGAGCACGATCTTGCGAGCCATCGGCAAGGCCGCCGTGTACGCCTCCTCGAACTCTTCTTGGAAGCAGCACTCGTCGCAGATGGCGAGGCTCGCGGTGTAGGACCGGAACATGTGCGGACCCTGGGGCACGCCCCAGATGGACGAACCGTTCTTGTAGGTGAGCTTGCCCCTGGTGCCGAGGACTTCGACGCGCTCTTCGCCCGAGGCTTCACGCGGACGAAGCCAGGGCGGCATGGCCCACTCGATGAACCCGCAGCGGGACGAGAGCCAGTCCTGCGAGTAGACGAGCGCCCAGGCGTCTTCGGCCTTCTTCGACTGGATCATGACGCGACTGTGCGGGTGGAAGCGGGCCTCCCAGACGGCGTAGGCGCAGCAGAGCCAGGTCAGCATGAGCTGGCGGCTCTTGGAGATGGCGCACACGTCGCCCGACTCGCCGTAGTTCTCGTGGATGTGTCGGAGGGCGCTTCGCAGGTAGGCTTTGTCGGGGATCGGCTTGACGTGGTTCTGGGCGTCGAGTTCGTCGAAGGTACGAACGAATCCGCCGAAGATGAAAAGCTCCACATCGCCCGCAAGACGGTGCCAGAGCTTTACTTGTTGGCCTTCAGTGGGAGACGCCGTGAAGCCGAGCCGAAGCAGCAGGTCGCGATCCATGTCGGGGAACGCAGGCGGCTGATCCAGAATCGCGAAGGCACTTTTCGCCGGACCAGCCACACCACACCGCCCAGATCCACACAAGCCCAAGTGGAATCATGGGCACGAAGCTTGCTTGAGGTCAAGGGGGAAAGTGACCGGGGCGCCGAGAGTGGAAGTCCCGGCGCCCCTACCTGAAGAAAGGCGGAGAGGCACTTCCACCTTGCTCCAGATCTTACTCGTCCGGCTCCCGAGGATCAAGCCCAGGATCTATCTTCCCGGAATGCTCGTCCAGCGTGAGCCGGTTGTGCCTGCGGTGTTCGTCGAGAATGCTCATGTACAAGACTTCGAGCTTCGCCTGGAGCAGTTCCTTGAACTCTTTTTCACCCATGCGCCACTCCCGGTTGCTGAATGCCAAGCAAGAGCCCAACACACAGTTGCAGTCGATGTACGTGTCGTAGAACCGGACCGGGAATGCGGCGAAGCCGTCCTTGAACCCGGATAGTGTCTCCGGCTTGCCGACTCGCATGTCAAGGTCCATCGGTTAACTTCTCGATTTCCTCTTTGGACTTTCCGGCGATCTTCTTCAGGTACTCCTGGTTCGCGTCAATATCAGCGAAGAGCTTGTCCTCGGGGATGCCGTACAACTCGGACATGCGCTTGCGCAGGGACGGCCACGGGACAGCTCGCCCAAGCTCTAGTCGGCCGAGCACCTGGGGCGTCATTCCGAGGCGCTTCCCGGCCTCGGTGAGAAGGAGACCCGCTTCAAGGCGCGCTCGGCGCATGCGAAGCAACATCCTGTCACCCATCCAAGTGCTTCTGGACATCCTTCTTCGACAAGCTCGTGAGAGCCAGCGCCAGGTCGATGAGGAGGAGCCCAGCGGCGTCCTGGGTCAGAACATCGTCCGTGTACTCCATGCCGTTACGCACGAGACGCGCCGCCTCCGGGAGAATCAACCTCACCTGGTTCTCGTGTGTCGCCTTCGCTTGCCACTCGGCCTTCTGTGCCATCGGTCTTCTCCTTCGGTTCGGGGTCCTTCAAGAGCATCTGCACGCCGTTCAGGAGTCGCCCGAGCGGCGCGTACCGCCCGGGGCACGTCTTCGAGTTCCGAATCTGCCAGTGCGGAACGATGTGGTCAACGTCGGCCGGGATGAAGTGCTGCTGACAGAGCCAGGAGACGAGCTTGATGCTGGCCTCGACCTGCACGTCCGGCCACGTGCGGTGCTCCCAGCCTTCATGCTCAATGCCGATGGTGTAGCTGTTCGGGTTGACTTTCTCTTTGATGAGCTTCCAGCTCGGGCGCCAGATGGCGCCGGCATGCCAGGCGGTGTTCGCGTCGTCCACCATGTTGTAGATGTGCCCGAGGCGCGAGATGAGGTAATGAGAACTCACCTTGCTCGAAACGGAGCAGAGCCAGAGGAGGCATCCCGGCATGCCGCCGTCTGTCACGTGGATGACGATGGCTTCTGGCCTGTACCCTTTGCGGCCCCTGGAGAAGTTCTGGGACCTGTGGGAGACGCGCATCTCGGGCTTCTCGATCATCCTCGGACCTCGTGCTTGCCATCGGGGTAAACGACGAGCGTGCGCTTCTTTCTCTCTTTCGCGTAGCCAAGGGCATGTGCCGTGCCTCTGCTGGCTCCGTTCCAGAATGCGAGGACCATATCGGCCTTGTCTACGATCTTCTTGTTGCGTTGGAGCGGTGCTGATCGCCCGAACTGCCGGTAGTTCGGAAGCATGATGGTCACTTCGAGGCCCATCTCTCGTGCCAGTCGGGCACCGATCTTGTCGGCGCCGTCCGCGCCGCCCGAGACGATGCCGACTTCACTGTCAGAGTACGCCTGGCGCATGCCATCCAGGTGGGCACGGATCAGGTTTTCGTCCGTCCATGTGCGGCTTCCTATGACGGCCAAGTGGATCATGGCAGGATCTCGATGGGGCATCCTGTGGGCGGCATCCAGAGCCGCCAAGGGCTGTCGGTGCGCGCGCACTGCAAGTAGACCTTGTGGTCGGGAACGCCAAACGACTGGAGCTTCTTGTAGAGCGCGGGCCAGTATGCCGGGTCCTGCGGCATGTCGCGGTGCTCGCTCGCGATGCCGACCGAACCTAGGCGGTCCAGGTCCGAGACGCGCTTCGCGACGTTGTCAACCGATCCCAGGCGCATCATGTGCTCTTCGAGGCGGTTGTAGAGGTATCTGTGGTTCGTGCCGGCATTGTGGCCGACGACCGGGCAGAGGCGCCCCTGTGCCCTGAAGAGAAGGTGGTCCCAGCCGAAGCTCCAGTCGGCCCAGTTGATGACGGGGAAGTTGGTGGCCGTGCCCCAGTAGAGCGGCACTTCCATCGTGTCGGCGAACAGGAAGTCGGGCCTGTGGCTCTTGTACTGGCGCTCGAAGAGCCACTTCAGGAGGTTGATGTAACCCTCGGCGTATTCAGGGCGGCGGACATCGCAGACGGCGGTCATGGGGCCTTGGCCCTGGTAGACGTTGATGAGGTTGCCGTCTGTACCGCGAAGCACGAACTGGTTCGAGACGAGCCGCAGGTACTCGGCCGGAAAGGGCCGGGCTTCTTGGCCGATGACGGAGTATCGGATCTCGAAGCCGACGCTTGTCAGGCCGCGCGAGAGGAAGTGGATTTCTTCGATGGCGTTCTCGTGCGGCATGTGCCAGAGGAGGACGCGGCTGAACTTGGCGAGGAACTTGAGTGCGTCGTGGCCGTGGATGTCGATACCGCCTGTTGGCGAGGGGCGGACGGCCGAGGGGGCGATGCCTTCGAGCCACTTCGGACCCCCGGTGGTGAGCGTTAGGTTGCCGACGATGCAGGAGTCGAGGTCGCCGGTGTCGCTCATGGTCATCGCAACGAGTGCGAGGCTTTTCCAGGCCATCAGGAAGACCTCCCAGAGTTGTGAGACGGGCGTCCAGGGTGCGGTTTGGTTGGTCGCACAACTTCTCTTGGGGGAAGAGATCGCATCCTGGAAACCCGCCGTAGTTGAAGGTGGAGTGCAGCGCCGGGGGGTCCCATCAGCCTAGCAGGGAGGACGTTTCCCACCAAGCCACCCCGGCGCTGCTTTGTCATGTGGTTTTCGCCCTTCGGTCCATTTCGTCCAGGATTTCTTGTGACGGCTCGGCTCCATGCGCATCTCGCCAGGCACGCTTGCGCTCCTCCTCGACCGCCTCGCGGATGGCGCACTCCAGGATGCCGACGATTAGCTTGTGCGGATGCTCCTCCTCCTGCACTCGCGCGATCTCTCGCGCAACGTGTTGCGCCCTCTCCTCGGGGCTCATGGCGCCTCCTTCAGCTTGGCGGCGATCCACTGGTTCAGAGCCCTGACGTATGTCATCGGCGCTCCCATGTCCACGGTGTCGTTGCCGATCTTCCAGCGCACCTCCCGCAGCGCCGCCTCGTACCCCTCGCGGTGGGCTTGGCGGAACGCCTCGGCGGCGTCTTCGATGTCCAAGGCGCACTTTAGACCAGCGATGTCCTCACGGTCGCAGTACCGGCAGTGGTGCTCCCGCGCCAGGTTGAGCGCCCAGTCGTTCGGCTCGGTCATGGCTTCTCCTCGACGTATCGCAAGCACCGCTTGCACCACCAGTCCGGCTCCAGCGTCGGGCGCCTCTTCTTGGGTGCCACCTGGATCGCCGTGCGCGGGTAGCGGCGCCAGCAGACTGTTCGGGCGTAGAGATCACCGTCGCCATAGGCGGCGGACCACGTGACGACGTGCCACTTGCCTGGCTGCGACCAGCGCGGCCCGTAAGCCTTGAGTCGAACGAAGTCGCCGTTCTTCATGGCTTACTACCTGACTCTTCCAGCGCTTCCAGGGCATCGTTGGCGATCTTTGCCATATCATCCGTACACTCAAGAGCACCCTGATTCTTGTTGGCGTAACCGCCGTTCACAAGCTCCAGCTCGCAGATGCCGATTTGCTCCAGAGCCTCCACCAGCCGGTCCCGCTCCTTCGTCACGGTGTCGAGGCGGGCGAGCGCCCACTCGTGATCGACACTGCAAACGTACTCTGAGGTCCCGCACCCGACGCAGAAGTCCTCGAAGTGTCTATTGCCGCACGGCGTCTTGTCGGCCAGTTTGCTCGCCATCGCGTCTCCTCTCGAATGGGGGCCTTAAGAGCTGCCGTCCCTGGGAGGTCATCAGATCCGAGACAGCCGGCTCCGCAGGCCCCCGCAACCTCAGCCACGCCTGGCGATTGCTGCATTCGCCCACATGACCGCCTCTTCCAGCGCCGTCAACGTCAAGGACTGCTCGCGACTCTCTGGCGTCGAGCCCACGATGAGATACGCCAGACTCTTGGCCTTCTCGCGCATCTCGGTGTACTTCTCAGGCTGGCCGTCTTTGGGCTTGTGGTACGTGAAGCGGACCTCAAGTTCGTTGGGCATGATCGGTGTCATCGGTACAGCTCCTTGGTTGCGGTCCAGGTGGTCGTGGGCGCCGCAGACTTCGGGTCGCCCAGGTCCGGCGGGCAGCGGGGGCAGGGCGCCCAGCCACCACCCGCACAGTCAGCCGGCAGGGTGCAGGATTCAGGCGCCTGCCAGATGCCGAACCGCAAGCATGCCGCTGCAATTCCGAGCCCAGTCGTCCCATAAGTGAACGACGCGGGCGGATTGTCGAGAAGGATCTCGCTCACGTAAAGATCCGTGTTGCACGAGATCCAAAGCACCGTGTTGTACGGATTCGAATACGGCTCAAGCTGCAAGACGAGCGTAAAGACGTGCTGCCAGTTGCCGTCCTGCACCACGACGTTCCCCGGATTCGGGCTCGACGCCTGGGCGATGGCGACCGTGTTCCCGGCCGGGTTCGAGCAATACGTCGCGAGCGGAGCGTCGAGGTTGGTTTCCAGGAACGCGCCCTGGGTGATGGCCGGCCCGAGATTGATGTCGATGATGTGAAACTTCGTGTCGTCGTACTCGAATCCGAGCTGGAGGAACGTGCAGTTGCGCCCGGCAGGGACATCCATATAGACATCGACTTCCTCGATGATCCCATTGAAGAGCGGCGGCTCGCAGAACTGCATCGACTCGACGTAGACGTTGAGCAGCGTTTCGTCCGCTTCGGCGCGGCTCCCGAAGGCCACGATGGCGATGATGAGAGCGAACACCAACACCAGCATGCGGTCTTCTTTGGTCTTCAACATCATATTTCCTTCCAGTTCAGGCTCTGTACCTCGATCTCGAACCCTTCGGTCTTCTTGTCGGCGCAGCGGATGCTGGCCGAGCGCACGTACTTGAGCGAATCATCCTCGAAGGCGATTCCAGACAGCGCATCGAGACAGCTCTTGAGCAGGTTGTCCACGTCGCTCTTGTCGTTCCACTCGTGGAGGGTGACGCGCACTTCGACCTGCCCGGTGAAGCGCTTCTCGCCCCAGATGGTGCGCACCTGTTCTTTCCAGGCGGTGTAGCTCTTCTGGTTGTAGGTGCGGCCCTGTCCGTATCGCGGTCTCGGCGCCGGCATGGGGCGCATGGGAAACCGTTGGTGCTCGACGCGCGTCATGACTGCTCTTGGGGCGCGTAGGTCTGGGGTGTCATCTGGAACGTGGACGCCACCGCTGCTCGCGCCGTCATGGGCCGGATGGTGGGTGCCACTCGCAGGAAGTAGTCCTTGAAGTAGATCTCGCCGTCTTCGTTCAGCTTCGGCACGAACCGCTTCTCGCGGATCATGACGCCATCCTTCTCGACAACCGCTCCTGTGTACTCCCAGGCGCCTTCGGGGGTCGAGTTCTTGACCTGCACCATGAGAAGCGGCTCGCGCGGGTTGTCGAAGGCCACGTCGCGCCTCCAGAGCTTGCCCCACTCGTCCTCATGGACGAGCTTGGCGCCACCTTCCATGAGGTATCGGTCACGCCCGAATCGTTCGACCATGACGCGGCGCACTTCCTGATTCGATTCGCCGTCGATCTCGGCCGGCGAGAGTTCGTCGGCGTGCAGGATGACCTTCGGAGGCACGATGACCCCATGCCAGGCGTACCTCTGCCAGCCTGACCTGTCCTCGAAGCAGGGGCCGTCTTCGCCATGCAGTCTCGATTCCGCGTCGAGCGACTGGTGAGCGGGCCTGTCGCAGACGACGCACAGGTCCTCGAAGGGCCAGAACCACATGCAGGACTTGGACACTTCGACCCAGTGGCCGATGGCTTCCTTCATCTGGTCGGTGAAGGGGACGCCGATCTCGGAGCAGAACTGGTAGAAGCCGACCCAGGCGATGTCGTGCTGGCCCCAGAACCAGGCGCCTTCGTAGTTCCGCTTCGAGATGGTCTTGTAGGCCAGGACCGGCGAGAGAGACCACTCGAAGGCGGGCTTCTTGGCGCCGGCTATGCGGTAGAGGGCCGTGATGTGTCGCTCTGCACGGGGCCTATCGGCGGGTTCCGT